AGAAAAGCAAAAAGAAGCAAGAAGAAAAGCAGCAGAAGAATTAGCAGCACAAAGAAAAAGGGATTTAGATGCTTTAAAAGCGGCTTTAAAAGCGCAACAAGATGCAACGCAAACTACATATAATGAGGTTACGCAAGCTATAGGTGATGCACAAGATAAACAATCTGAATTTTTTATGACTGCTACAGAAGCAGAAATAAGAAATGTACAGGATAAATATTTTAGATTATTAGAATTAGCTAAACAACAAAACAGAAGCAAAGAAGAAATAGATGCTTTAGAAATTGCACGTGATAACGAAGTAAATGATATAAAGCTAAAGAATAAACAAGATGCAGGAAAAAAAGAAATAGACATTGATAAAGAAGTAGCTGCTGCTAAAAAGGCTATTCAAGAATCTTCGTTTTCAGTTCTTGAAGGTGGTATTGGTTTATTAAAAGGCTTATTTGAAAAAAATAAAGATATACAAAAAGGTTTATTGATAGCTGAAAGTGCAGTAGGTATTGCAAGAATTATTACTGCTACCCAAGCCGCTAATGCTGCAGATACATTTACTGCTGCTTCATTAGGTCCGATATTAGGTCCTGTATATTTAGGAAAGAAATTACTTTTAAATAATGTAGGTGCGGGTATTGGTATTGCCGCTAACGTACTTGCTACATCAAAAGCATTAAGTGCTTTAGGTGGTGGCGGTGCTGCTTCAGGCGGGACATCACCAAGCGGGCCTGCAGGTGGCGCAGGTTCTGCTCCACAATTTAACGTAGTAGGTGCTACAGGAGTTAATCAATTGGCAGGTGCAATTAGCAATAGAGAACAACAACCTGTACAAGCATATGTAGTAGCAAATAATGTAACTACTGCGCAAGGCTTAGACCGTAACATAATACGCTCGGCTACATTAGGATAAATAAAACAAAATCAGTATAAATTAATTTTAAAATAAAAAACGATGGCTAAATTAGATACTATAGAATTATTCATTGATGAAAATACCGATAAAGACGGAATTGAAGCATTAAGTTTAGTAAAGTTTCCTGCTACTGAAGAAACGTGGGTAGCTTTAAATAATCATAGAATAGAATTTAAATCTATTGATGATGAAAAACGAATCATTATAGGTTTGGCTTTAGTTCCTGATAAACTTATTTATAGAAGAAATGGTGATTATGAATATAACATTACATTTTCAAAAGATACAGTAAATAAGGCAGCAAGATTATACTTAAAAAAGTTAAACAATAACAACGCTACTTTAGAACACAAAACAGAAGTTGAAGGTGTTTCAGTTGTTGAATCTTGGACAGTTGAAAATCCTAAAATGGATAAAACTGCTTTGTATGATTTAAACGCTACAGAAGGTTCTTGGGCAGTTATTATGAGTATTGATAATGACAAAGTTTGGACAGAAATTAAAAATGGAACTTACTTAGGCATAAGTGTTGAAGGTTATTTTAGTGATGAACAAAAACTATCTGCTCAAAATAAAGAAATTGAATTGATTGAAAAAATTAAAGAAATAATTTCAAGAAATGAGTAAGAAACTAAAAGTAACATCGCCAAAAGGTGGTAAACGTGGATGCTTGTGTAAAGATAACACGTACAACTCTAAATGCTGCACCGGTGAATTGCGAGCGCAAGGCATAGGTAGTTTAGTAGGTCAAGGTAATGAACCTGCACCAAACTAATTTATAACAATTTAAAACAACAATTATTAATATAAAAAATTTTACTATGACACCCGAAGCACACAAGATTTTAAAATCGTTTCAAAAAACTGAATTAGCTACACACAAAGTAGAATTAGCAGAATCAGTTAGTACATTATTGACTAAAGCAGAAGATGGCAAAAAACAAGCATTAGCTGCTAAAATTGCTATAAATGAGTTTAAAGTAATGTCTAAAAAAATTGCAGATATGGTAGATAATTTTGGAAATGGACCGTATTTTGATGTTGTAATTAAAGGAAAAGATACTATAAAAGCAGCTAAAGATTTAGGATTAGATGGAAGTCCTGAAATTCAAAAATTAATTGCTGCAGGTGAAAGTTTATCAAAATATAGAGGTGAACTAAAAAATGGTTCTGATTGGCTTATAAAATAATAAAACTAAAATAAGTAAATATGAATGTAATTAACGAAATCAAAACGTTATTGGGAATGGAGGTAAAACTTGCCCAAATGAAACTTGAAGATGGTGTTACTGTTATCGAAGCAGAAGTTTTTGAAGCAGAAGCACCCGTATTCATTGTAAATGGTGAAGATAGAATTGCTTTGCCTGTAGGGGAATACAAACTTGAAGATGGAAACATTTTGAAAGTTGAAGTAGAAGGTGTTATTGCTTCTATTGAAATGCCTGAAGAAGAAGAAGTTGTTGCTCCTGAAACTGAAGAAGTAGAAACTACTAATGAAGAAGAAATGAGCGCTGCTCCTGCTACTCCTAAACGTGTAGTTGAATCAATCACTAAAGAAATGTTCTTTTCTGAAATTGAAAAACTACGTGCTGAAATTGCTGAATTAAAATCAGTAAAAGAAGAAGTACAATTAAGTGCTGAAGTTGATGTTCAACCATTAACACACTCACCTGAAGTTGTATCTTCTTTTAAATTAAATAAAATATCACCTAATCGAGCAATGTCTACACAAGATATTGTAATGTCTAAACTTTTTAACTAAATATAAAAAATGGCTACTACTACTTCTATTACTTCGACCTATGCAGGCGAATTTGCAGGAAAATATATTTCTGCTGCATTACTTTCAGGTTCTACTATCGCAAATGGTGGAATCGAAGTTATGCCTAATGTAAAATACAAACAAGTAATCCAAAGAATTGCTACAGATGGTATCGTAAAAGATGCTACTTGTGATTTCGATGCTACTTCTACTGTTACATTGACTGAAAGAATTTTACAACCTGAAGAATTCCAAGTGAATTTACAATTGTGTAAAAAAGACTTTCACCAAACTTGGGAAGCTATCACAATGGGTTATTCTGCCTTTGATAATTTGCCACCTTCATTTGCTGATTTCTTAATTTCACACGTAGCTGCTAAGGTTGCTGAAAAAACAGAACAAAACATTTGGAAAGGTGTTAACGCTAATGCAGGTGAGTTTGCAGGCCTTGTAACATTGGCCACTGCTGATGCTACTGTTATTGATGTTGCTTCTCCTGCTTCTGGTGGTATTACTGCTGCTAACGTAATTGCTGAACTTGGAAAAGTTGTAGATGCTATTCCTGCTGCATTATACGGAAAAGAAGATTTGTACTTATACCTTTCACAATCAGCTGCACGTGCTTATGTTAGAGCATTAGGAGGATTTGGAGCTTCTGGTTTAGGTGCTAATGGTACTAACTCAATGGGTACACAATGGTGGAACAACGGAAGTTTGTCTTTTGATGGTGTAAAAATCTTCGTTGCAAACGGAATGGCTGATGATTACGTAATGGCTGCACAAAAATCTAATTTATTCTTCGGAACTGGTTTGTTATCAGACCAAAACGAAGTTCAATTAATTGATATGTCACCAATCGATGGTTCACAAAATGTAAGAGTTGTAATGCGTTTTACTGCTACCGTAAACTACGGAATTGGAAGTGAAATTGTATTGTACACTCCTGCTGCATAATCATAACAAATAAACAAGAAAAGGGTGGTGGAATAAACACCACCTTTTTTTTTATTAATCTTAAAAAAATATAAAAATGGCTTGTGATTTAACACTTGGAAGATTAGAACCCTGTAAATCAGCAGTAGGCGGCTTAAAAGCCGTTTATTTTGTGAATTGGGGTGAAATGACAGGATACACCTACACTACAGGTACAGATATTATTGATGCTGTTACAGGTAACCCTGATGCATTTAGATACGAATTAAAAGGAACTAATAGTTTTGACCAAACTATAACTTCATCACGTGAAAACGGAACTACATTTTTTGACCAAAGTGTAAAACTTCAGTTGAAAAGTTTAGATGCAGTTACACACAAACAAATTAAACTACTTGCTTATGGTCGCCCACAAGTAATTGTAGAAGATAACAACTCAAACTTCTTTTTGTGTGGATTAGAACACGGAATGGATGTTACAGGTGGAACTATTGTTACCGGTACTGCTATGGGTGATTTATCAGGATACACATTAGAATTAAAAGGAATGGAAAGAGTTCCTGCTAACTTCTTAGGTGATACTTTGGCTGAAGTTGGATTTAATGTAATTATTACTGACTAATTAATTATTACAATTTAATTAAGGGTGGCATTAGCTACCCTTTTTTATTTTAAAACAATTTCGACTTTTATTTATTATTTAATAAAAAATAGAATGATAGTTTTAAAAGATTCTACATACTCACAAAATTTCAAATTTATGCCTCGTAGTTGTAATATTACTTCTATGGTGTTTAAAGATGAATTAGCAAATGTAGAACACGAAATAGAAAACCCTGTACTTGTAATAGAAAAGTACTGGATGCAATTTCAAGAAGATTTAACGTTTGAATTCTTAATAGATGGCCGTACTTATGCTTTAACTTGTTTTGATGGCGAAAACGTGGTTTATAGAGATAAAGTAATGTGTACAAATCAATCTATTTCTACTTATACAATTAATCAGGGTGTGTATGTTCAAAATGCTACATCTAATGAATTTATAATATATGACTAATAATATTTCAGTTGTTAATTTATCGGCTTATACTTCACCCGAAATTAAGGAGAATAAAAAAGCCAATTACATTGAATACGGAAACGATAATAATTACTTTCAGTATTTAATAGATAGATATTTATATAGTACTTCAAATGGTGCTATTATTACCGGTATTACTAATATGATATATGGTAAAGGTATTGGTGCATTAGATGCTAATAAAAAGCCTAATGAATACGCACAAATGATTTCTTTAATTAAACCTGATTGTTTAAAAAAGGTAGCATTAGAACGCAAGTTATTAGGAATGGCTGCAATGCAGGTTGTAATGGAAAAGAAACAAGTAAAATCTATTTCACATTTCCCTATGCACACTTTAAGAGCAGAAAAATGTAACGATAAAGGCGAAATTGAAAATTGGTATTATTTCCCTGATTGGACAAAAAAGAAGCCATCTGAAGAACCTAAAAAGATTCCTGCCTTTGGTTTTGGTAACGGAAATGAAGTAGAAATTTATATTGTAAAACCTTACGTTAGTGGATTTCACTACTATACACCCATAGATTATTCAGGTGCTTTACCTTATGCTTATTTAGAAGAAGAAATAGGTGATTACCTTATAAACGATATTGCAAACGGATTTAGTGGTACTAAAGTTATCAATTTTAACAATGGTATTCCTTCTGAAGAAATGCGTGATAGAATAAAAAGTGATGTTCTATCTAAAGTTACCGGTGCACGTGGTGAAAAAGTAATTGTGGCTTTTAACGCTAATGCAGAAAGTAAAACTACAGTTGATGATTTACCTTTAACTGATGCACCTGCGCACTACGAGTACTTAAGTAGAGAATGTTTTGAAAAACTAATTGTAGGACATCGTGTAACTTCACCTATGTTATTAGGAGTACGTGTAGGTGATGGTGGTTTAGGTAATAATGCAGATGAAATTAAAACTGCTACTTTGTTAATGGATAACATTGTTATTAAACCATACCAAGAAGAACTATGTGCTGCTTTAGATGAAATTTTAGCGATTAATGATATTTCATTGAAACTATACTTTAAAACTATTCAGCCGTTAGAATTTACTGATTTAGAAAACACACAAACACAAGAACAAGTAGCTGAAGAAACAGGTTTAAGTTCACACGCTTGTTTAGGTTCTGAATCTATAGCTGATGAATTAATAAACAAAGGCGAAGTATTAGGTGAAGAATGGTTAATGATTGATGAAACAGAAGTAGATTACGATGCAGAAGAAGAATTAGATGCTGAAATAAACTTTATTAATCAAAAGCAAAACGATAAATCTTTACTATCTAAAGTATGGAAATTTGTTAGTACAGGAACTGCAAGACCAAACATTAAAAGTCCTGAGCAAGATAAAGTAATTGATGGTGTAAACTTTATTACAAGATACGTTTATAGTGGTAATTTAACAGGTGAAAGAGAGTTTTGTAATAAAATGTTAAATGCTGATAAAGTATATCGTAAAGAAGATATAATTGCTATGGAAAATTTAGCTGTAAACCCAGGTTTTGGTAAATCTGGTGCTGCTAATTATTCTATATGGTTGTACAAGGGAGGCCCAAGATGTGAGCATAAATGGTTACGTAGAACGTATGCAAATTTAGAAGGTGTAAAAGTAGACCCTACAAGTGGAACTGCTAAACCATTAAGCAATAGAATAGCTGAAAAGTACGGATATAGAATTAGAAACGAAAAGGAAGTATCTATGAAGCCTGCTGATATGCCAACAAAAGGTTACACACAAGAATATTGGGATAAAATGGGATTTAAAAACTAACAGATGGCACAGGCACTATTTATAACTCGTGATGATATTGTAAAATTTACTGCATTAAATGGGAACATTGATACTGATAAATTTATACAATTTATTAAAATTGCTCAGGATATTCACATACAGAACTATCTTGGTACTCGATTATTTAAAAGGATTAATGATGATATAGTTTCAGGTGATTTAGAAGAACCATATACAACACTTTTAAGCACGTATATTAAACCTATGGTAATTCATTGGTCTATGGTAGAATATTTGCCCTACGCTGCTTATACTATTGCTAATAAGGGTGTATTTAAACACACAAGCGAAGCAAGTACAAACGTAGATAAAAACGAAATAGATTTCTTAATAGAAAAAGAGCGTGATGTAGCACAATCTTAT